CTTAATATATTAAGATTAGATTGAACTAAATTTGCTGCTGTCATTCCGCTAGAAGTTCCTGTATTTGAGTTAGAACTTGAGTCTTCAATCGACCAGTTAGAGCCGTCAAAAGTAGCTGAAGCATCTAGTTTCCACCAACCTTGTAAAGAAGTAAAGCCACTCATATCGCTTAATGGTGTTCCATTGTTATAAATAGTTGCAACTTCACCACCAGCTATATCTCCATCAGCAGAAGCGATTCCATAAGTTAAAGCAGTATTCCATATTTGTTGATTAGATTGTTCTCCTATAAAATTATAAGCAGCACTTGAACTTCCTGCTCTTATAGGTATTGAACTATCTGTGTTAATAGCTGTACTACTTGCGGCTCCTAATCCTCTTAAAACTCCATCAAAAAATATTTTAACACCATTTGAATTAGTTGTGCCATCCCAAATAGCTAAAACGTGATGCCAGTTACCATCATATAAATTTGGCCTTGTTCCTGATGTACCTGTATTTACATCAAATATAATGCTATTACTTGAATTAGAAGCATTAAATCTTGCCGACCTACTCCATCTAATAAGTTTCCAATTATTAAATATATTTGGCCCACCTCCAAACTGGTTACTACTACTAAATAAGTTTCCATAAGTACTTGTGTCAGTTGTTTTAACCCAAGTTGAAACAGTAAATGCGCCGTTAATACTAACGTGAGAATATTCAACATAATCTTGTGTATTAAAATTAAAAACATAATCACTAACAGCACTATTAGGAACTAAATACTCTGTTCCGTTATAAGCTGAATAATCTCCTATTGGGTAATATGCTACTGGCTTTCTTCCATTTGTAATAGCCATTGGATTCCCTACTCCAGTGCTTGTGCTTCCGTAGAGTTCAGCTATTTGGTTTGTTGTTCCGCCTGTTCCGTCTGTAAGAGCATAATCGAATAATGCAACGTGGTCAAGTTTGCCGTCATAGTATAAAGATGTAAAACCTCTACCTATATTAATAGCATTTGTGTTATTCCTTCCAAAATGATTTCTTGTTGAAATAGAAATATTTACAGCATTAATATAAAGTTTAAAACTTGATATATTTGTTATGTCAACACCATCAAAAGCTACAACAATATGATTCCACTGGTTTGAATTAATTGCAGTTGAATTAGTTTCAGTACATAGAGCAGATGAATCTCTATGACCAAAAGAAATTTTTGTATTATGAAACAGATACCAAGTATTAATTGAGACACCGTAAGGGAATTGAATTAATGGTTCTTCACTTCCAGTCGTAAAGTTAGCCCACAATGAAACCGACCAAGGTTCAGTATTTCCATCACCAGTGCTGCTAAATCTCGGAGGTATTGAAGTTCCTAAATTTATAAACTCCGAACTCCCATCAAAGCTCATTGAATAGTTTGAAAACTTTGAGTTGTTATCTTCACTGCCATTAAATGAATTAGGCATTCTCCAGTTACGATTGTAAAATTTACTCATTATTCTCCCATTTTATACCACGCTTTCAAATTACTTGAACTCGCATTAGTTAAACTTGTTAATTCTGAAGGCCCTGCTGCTATCTCTGTGACTGCATCGCTGCTTAAAGCTGTATTCCAAACTGAAAATTCGTCAATGTTTCCAGTATAGAAATAAGTGTTATTTGCTCTTCTACCTATGTTTAAAGGAACATTAAAGAAATTAGGAGTACCAGCAGCATTACCAATATAGGATTGATTACCACCTGACACACTGTTTTGATAAAATGTTATTCCACCAGTAGAAAGTGTTTTATCTATTACTATAATAACATTTACCCATTCATTTAAAATGACTGGAGGATTACCCGAAGAGAAAACTACATTTCCAGATAAAGACATAAACCAAGATGAACTTTTATAAAGCTCAAAAGATGCAGATGTTTTTTGTCCAAAAACAAAACCAAAAGAAGTTACGCTTGTGTTATACCAGAATGAAATTGAAATTTGATTTACACTACTTAAAACGTCTAAAGGAGAGTTTTGTATTTCAAAATAGTCGTTCACCCCATCAAAAGAAAATGAACGGGTAGAACTATAAGGCGCAGCTGTAACACCTACAGTCTGACCGCTTTGAACTCCGTCTACAGTGTAAGTAATAATATGATTATCAATAGTAGTAGCACTTAAATCTATTTGACCAGTTGAACTATTAAAACTTCCTGTATCTACAAACACTACTCCAGCATCTGCATTGAAAGAACCGCCAGCTGTTCCTGTTATTGTTGGTGTTGGATCAGCCTCACCTTGATTAAAAGAACTTTTGCCATATGCAAAGGCTGCTGAAGTACCTATTAAAGCAGTATCTCCGCTATAACTATTTTCATAAATAGAACCAGCACCAATGTTATTAGTCGCTAATTTGCCAAAGCCATTAGTGTTATTCTTTGCTGCTTGTCCCCATCCATTTGTAACTGCCATAATTCTAATTCATTACCCATCCACCAAAAGTATCTTCATAATCTGGTGATATGTCGTCATTGCTATTTGTATAATATTCAGGAAACATGCTGCTTGCGTTAAAATTCAAAAAGTCAATCATTCTAGTTGAATAATACTGAGCTGCGTCACGTTCCTTTTCTATCATTTTATCAACTTCTTCACTTGTTAAAGCTGTTGCATTTTCAGGGTTGTTTCTATACACTCCACCGTTTCCAATTGTAACACTTAAATAGGGTAAAGCGTACATTAAAGCATAGTGTATTAAAGTTGGTTTGATATAAGTATCTACTAGAGTTAAGTAGTTACCTGTTAAAGTTTGAGGTATAGCAGTTATGTCAGCAGATATTTTGTCATATAGCTTACTTCCTAAAAGCCTTTGTATGTCTATATCTTGGGCCATATCTATATAAGGCAGTAGTTTGTCAGTGTCAATTGATCCATTAGCTGCTGTAAACCTTGTAATGTCTTTTTTTTGTATGAATAATGCTTTTGCCATTTATTTTTTCTTTTTAGGTGGATTAACATATCCTCTGTCTGTTGTGTTAATTGGAGCAACTGCTGCTTCTTTACTACCTCTTGGAGTTGGTTTTGCTGATTTTGGAATGCTTGTCACTTCATCATAATCTTTTAAATTATCACTGCCTTTGTTTTTTTTCTTTTTTACCTTATAAAGCACTTCTTGGAAAAAATGGCCACAATTAGCACCACCCTTTATTCGAAAAATAGAAAACGGTTTATTGTTGTGCATTGGTAACCCCAATTTTTTAAATTTAGCTGAATCCCAATCTTTTGTAATATCAATATCTTCTATTCTGTAAACAACTCCAGCTCTGCTTCTTTGCATCATTTGTTTACAAAACTTTCTTGTATTGTTGCTTGATTTTGCTTCTGCGTATCTATACCTAACCTTGTAAAAAGACCTGTCTAAAACAGAGAATCTATTTGGATTGTTTTCTATAGGAGTTTTTCGTTTTACTGCTTTAGCTAATTTTGTTTGTAAAACATTCCCAGCCCACTTTTCAATTTCTAGGTTATTTTCATTGTAATTTCTAATATCAGCTATCTCCCAATCTTCATCTATAATTTCACCTTCTAGGCTGTCTAAAATAATGTCATAAGCTTCATCCGTTAAATCAGTTGGTGTTTTTTTAGAAGCCATTATTTCAAGTTCTTGCTTAACCCCTGTTTCTTCTTCAATTACTTCTTCATTAGTAACTTCAATATCCATAAACTCTAATGGATCAAGTGTCTTAAAATATAGATTTAAAGAGATGTTATTTACTGCTAAAAGCTCATCTAAACAATCAATTATCAAATCTTGATAAGGTCTTATAGTAGTGTTTGAAAATAATCTTTGAGCGTTCTCTATTTCTTCAGCATTAGAACCTAAACCACCCCCTGAAGAATCCCTAAGCCCAATTAATAAAGGGCTGGTTATTCTGTGAGTTAACAGAATCATTCTTTTACACTCTTCGCTTAAATATTGATAAAGTTCTGGTGCTTGTTGTACTGGTAAGCTGTCGATGGTCGTTTTTTGGTCACTCGAATGATTAAATGCGACAATTATTTTTTCACCATTTGCACCAGTTAAACGATTTAAAACTTGAGATTTAATCTCACGCATTTTTTCTTCTGAAGGAATACCAGAATTAAAGTTTACGATAGTCCTAGAGTTAAAACTTGACATTGTTTCATTTATCAAGTAGTCTGAAATCTCACTTTCTAAAGTTGCATAAGTAGTAGTATAGTCACTTGGAGAATAGTAAAAATAACCTGTGATATACCTTCTTATTATTTTAATCTCATTACCCTTGTTAGAAGTACCAAATACAGGTATTTTAGTAAGCTCTGTTGCGTTATTTACTTTNGTCCAGTCTGCACTATAATAATAGTTTTTTACATCNCCATTTTCATCNCATTTTTCAGCTCTTAATGTTTCTCTAGGAAAGTGTGTAACCTTGTNAATTTTGCCTGCTTTATAAGTAACTTGTAAAGCTGCTTCACCTAACATTTTTAAATCTAAACTAACTCTTCTTAACACATCAGGTTTTAGCAGTTTTTTCATTTCTGCAAACTGCTCAGGCTTTTTTGAAGAATCTGTTGCTTCTAAACCTTTACCATAAATCTGTTGACTAATTCCAGTGATAACACTTTGATTAGTTGTGCTATTCATGTAAGAATCAATAAGGGTTTGGTAGTAATTGTTGTCTTCACCTATTCCTATCCAATCCCTGTTCTTTTCTTCTGTAACAACAGGCTTTTCATATTGGCTTAATTCTATTAAGTGTAAGTTGTTCATCCTTCGTAGTATATAAATTCATTTGCACCTGTGTTGTGCTGTGTATAAACACCATCATTAATTACAAAAGCATTTGCGGCTTGATCAGTACAGAATATTTTATCTCTAAATATTAATTTGTTATCTGTTGCATTAGTAACTTCTAGATTATAAAAAGAACTTTCTTTTAAAGCTTGTGTTGTTGTATATGTAGAGTAAAACTTGTCAGCTGTTATAGTTGCATCAGCATCATTGAAAATNACTTTGTTTTTGTTTTCAGATTTGATTGTCAGCGTGTATGTTTTACCAGCAGAAATGTTTTCTCTTGGTATAAAATTTAATGTTCCGCCTGTTGTACTTAGTATTTGCATTTTTAATTTATTTTAAAAAAAAAGGCGGTTAAAAATTAATCAAACCGCCCTTCTTCACACCCCATACCATGTACCCTTAAACATAGTATTTAACTAAACATATTAACTATTCGTTCCTACAACTATTGTAGCAGTAGCACTACTCATTCCAGCAAAAGGATTAGCAGCAGTTGCACCAGCTATAAAGTTTGCAGGCAATTTTTCTTGTCCACTTAATGTTAAAGTAGTTCCACTCATATCACCAAAAGCTGCACCAGTAGTAATTGAACCACCTGAAACAGTCAAACCATGTTCTTTTCCAGCTAAAAACGCATTGCCATTGTTATCAACGATTACACAATGTGGTCGGCCATAAGAAATTAATTTGAAAGAAACCATGTCTTCTTTGCTGAGTTTTGGTAAGCTTAAAGAAAGTGTTTGTTCGAAAAAAGTAGTTCCAGCTTCTTGTGAAGAATTAACTGCTTGTTCAAGACTGTTTGCTCCTTTAAGGTCAAATTTAAACGCTGAGAAAGTCCCTGCCATGTCAGTTACTTCATCTGCTGATTCTGTAATAGCTCCTAAACCGCCAAAATTCACAAAGTAGACAGCTTGCACACCCCCAACAATATCTTTACAGTTAATTAGCCTTCCAGCTGTAATATCGCATGCCATAATTTTAAAGTTTAAATAGAGGGCTATCACAAGCCCTCGTTATTGTTAATTTCTTAAGATCCGTGGTAAAGAACGATTTCAGATCCTATTCCATACTGAACACCAGCTGTATATCTCATGATTACTCTAAAGTTCTGCGAGCCGTCAATATCACTCATATCGATAATTTTAGCTTCGTTATAATCAGATAGTAAACCTGTTCCAAAATATAAATTAGATTTCTGAGCTGCCATTGCAGTATTGTCGTTTAATCCATTTGCTACAAATAACTTAACACCATCAAATAGTAAGTTATCACCTAAAGATTGATTTGTCCCTCTACCTTCATAACCGTTTGAACCTACACTTGCAAAACCTCCTAAAGCTCTAACATAAGCTCTTGCAATGTTTTGAGAAATGTAAATGTGTAAATCTTCTTTACCATAAAGAGCAGAAGGTATTGCATCTACAATAGAACCTAATTTATCAATTACATTTGAAGCAGTTACAGCAGCGTGAGAAGCTACGTCAATAACATCTGAATCCGCTAGAGCCAATGGAACTAAACCGTCAAACTGACCAGCAGAAGAATTTGCGCCTTCCCAAATATTTGTTTCTGTGCTTTGTGCTACTAATCCAGCAACGTGTCCTAACATATAGCTAGAAAAGTCTTTTGGTGGATTGTTGTAGGCTGAATAACCCATTGAAATTGCTTCCCAAGAAGCGACAAAGTCTTTAGTGCAAAACTGCATATTAACTTGGAATTCCTCTGGTTGTAGGATTCTTTCAGTCATTGTCACTGTTCCTGTTGCATCAAAATCACAGCTTGCATTTTTGATCACATTAGCATCAGTAGCTAATTTTTTAATTACTTCTTTATATTTTACGTTTTGCTTTACTTCAATTCCACCTTTTGCAATTGTGTTACCCTCTAATAGAGCAGCAGCAATATATTCAGCAGCATCTTGTCCAGCATATGTACTTGTTAAACTTGTTGTAGTTGCCATTTTTTTTGTTTTTAATTATTATTTAATCTGTTATAAATCCTATCCATTGTTGTTTCTTCTTTATTGGATATTTTGAAATTGAATTTTTTATCTTCTTTTTCTGGATTATGTTTTATAGGTTCAGCGACTTCAGCAGACAATTCTACTTCTTCTTTTTCTTCGCTCATTTCTTCTTTATCTCCGAGTTTTTCAATCATTGATTTAATCTCTTCTACTGCTAAAGCAAATTCCTCTCTAGAAACATATTTATCTTCTTCTTCTAGTTCAGTTTCTTTAACTTCTTTTGTAACTGTTTCTTCAGAAGCTTCAACTTCTTCTTCTTCTTCAATAGCTTCACCGATGCTATCAATTAAACCTTCTTCTTTAACCATTAGCTTTCTACCATCTTCTAAAGCATATTCACCAACAGGAAGAGCAATTTCTTCTTCATCTGATTTAATAAAAATTGATTGACCTTTTTCGAATGATTCAGCAACTAGAATAGTGCCGTTATCTAATTTCATTTCTTCAAGCTGTATTGTTTCTTTTACAGCTTCTTCAGCTAGTTCAACACCAACTATTCCTTTAATTTTACTTAGTATTTCTTGCGCTTTCATACCTATAAGTCGCATAAAAGCACAAAATGATATACTTTTTAAAAGATTTTTTTTAAACTTTTCCTATTCCTTGAGCTTGGTGTGATCCATCACAACACTTTCTGCTGTATGTTTTACCATTATTACACAAGCAACCTCTTTTACTTCCTTTTGGTGAAGTTCTGCTCATAGTTTTATTTACTTTGTTTTTCATATTCTTGAACTTTAATGCATTTACCATCTTTCTTTTTATAACCCACAGGACATTTATGTTTTTTAAGAGAATGTTGATCACAAGGCATAAACCACTCTTTATTTTCAAACTCATGTATATGAAATCCTTCGCATCCTATGTTTGCTGCTACTTCTTCTGCTTTTTCTTTTGTTGAATAAGCTAGTCTATCGTCTATAATTGCAAAATCTTCATTTACAACCATTGAAGCTAAATTAATTTCTCCTAGTTCTTTAAGTTTGCTTTCGCTCCATCTTAAACCAGCTTTACCACCCCACAATAAATAAGAGATAGTACCACAAGCTTCTTTGTCATTCTCATCGTAATATTCACCAGCCCTTGATAAGTAGCTGTACATTCTTTTTAATGTTGCTAAACTGATGCTTTCTTTTTTAGCTAATTGCTGCGCTCTGATTTTACCAACTTGTGTTGCACACTTGTTATTAGCTTTTTCGTTGAATTCAATTCCTCTTTTAGCATTGTTACTTACTGCTTCAGGGTAATCATTATAAGATTCTAATTCTACTTTTTCATCAGTTAAAATGTTTTTAATATTACTAAGCATGTATTCAGCTTCTTCTTCTTCTATTGCTTGTAATTCTGCTTCAATATCTCTTTTACTAAGTTTTGCTTTGTCTGCAAAATAACCTTCAATACTAAATCCTTTAACTTTTCCGCTTTTTACATAATCATTCCAAACTTCTTCATTTTCAACCTTCATCGAAATCATCCAAGTACCAACTGGAACATCTAAACCGTATTTAACTGATTTATCAAGTTTAGCATCTTCGACAATCCAACTTTCAAAAACTGTCAAGTCATCTATTCCAATACCATGTTCTAAAGTGGCATTATTTTGATTACCGTTTTTAAAAAATAGTTCTGCTGCCCTTCTAATGGTCTCTTTAGAAAAATATACATAATACATTTCTTCACCTTGTTTTCTAAATATCGGCTTGTTAGGAATTAAAGCAGCACCCATCAAGATGCGCTTTTCTTCATCTACTTTTGCTAATTTAATTTCTTGATCTGCTAGTGCAATAAAATCACTTTCTATTGCTGGATTCTCCACGATTGAAACAGCATCTATTCCTGTAACTTCGTTTTC